AATTAAAATCTTCTAATAATAATAGAAGACAATTAATACCAAATAATCAACAACAAGTAAATATAAAAGAGAAATATGTACTTGATGATAATGAATACGATGCTGTTAAAAATGATTTAACAAGTAAAAATATAACAGCTCCAACAGAAAGTCAAATGTATCAAGCAGTTCAAGAAGTAAAAACTTCTACTGCATCTGCTCCACCGATGGCGAGTTAGTTTGTTCTTTTAATAATCTTCTATTAATAACTCTTATCTTTTGTAGGTTATCAATATGTTCCTTATTTTTTATATAATATTCTTTACTATAATTAGATATTTTTTCTTTATTTTTTTCATAATATTCTTTTTTAACAGATTTAATATGTTCGTAGTTGTCTTTTACATATTGTTTTTTATACTCTTTTCTTTTAAAAGTATATTTTTTAATTTTTTCTTTATTATCTTGATAATATTCTTTATCCGTTCTTAAAGGAATATGTATATTTACACAATTATTATTATTTTTAATAAATTCTCTCTCAATTTTATGTAAATCAAATTTATTTTCACAAGGACATTCAAGTAACAGATCCATTCTAACATCATTATATTTTTGAAATAAAATTTTAGAACTACAATGATTATCTTTGCAAGTATGTTTTCTTTTTCTCTCTTTTAATGTTTGTGTAGTAGAACCAATATAAATTTCATCACCTTCAGGCGACCATAATTTATAAATTTTAGAATTGCTATAATTAGGCATCTATTTATAAAATTGAAATATTTTTTTTTTAAATAACTAACTTATTTTTTTTATTTTTTAATTTAATTTTTTTACATTGAAATAAATCGGGTTGTTTTAAACAAATATCTTCTATCAGTTGTTGTTGTGATACAGTGGGTTTTTTTATAATTTCTAAAGAACTAAATTCTTTGCTTGGAATAATAATATCAGGTTCATTAGATAAAGGAAGCATATCTTGACTTGGTAAAAAATTAGTAATATTATGAGAACCAAACCATGTATTTAAACTATCGGTTTGAGGGACAACACGAATTTTATTAGCATGACTATATAATGAATTAGCAAATGAAACAGTATCAAATGTATTAGTTCTATAAACAATACTTTTGGATGTGTTAGATTTTGGAATTGATGTTAAACTAAATATAGTTTCGCCAGCATTAAAAACAACGGCTTTTTCATCATTTGTTCTTCCAATATATTCTCCTATCGTGCCACCTAGACTATGGCCCGTGAGGTCTAAATTATCATATTTATTTTTTACAAAATTATAATGATTTTGTGCTTCTATAAATCTTGGATGAGGTGTATTAGTTCTATGTTGTCCAGCCAAAATTGAAGCATCAGCATTTAGATCACTTAAATTAGTTGGTCTTGTACCACGAAATGCTAAAATAGCACTTCCATCAGGTCTAACAAAAGTTGAAGCATTATCATTAGAGTATTCAGGATCAAATGTATAATTCTCCAAATAAGTATCTAATGCTTTCTGTATTTTTTCAGCATCGTTACTATTATCATAATAATCATATGATAGTTGTGATGCAACAGAGTATTCCATATCTTCTTTAGGCATACTATCTAATATTTCTTCTTCGTTACTCATTTAGTATATTATTATACAATATTATTATTTAATTCTATATTTTGTCTTTCAATTTGAATAACATCTCTATCACAAGAGAGACAACAAAATCTAATATTTTTACATCTAGATTTAAGACAATAACTAAAAACTACACCAAGAACTGCTGATAATGCACCAATAAGAGTTATTAAAAAACCATTATGTTTATCCAGCCATTCAGGGTCAGGACAAATTTCTTTTATACATTCTATAGGACAATCAATATTCATATATATTATAATATTATTATATTATATTATAATAAATGGGAGGTTTTTGTTCTAAATTTTTAAGAGGAGAAACAGATATAAATGATAATGGAGTTGCTGATAATAAAGAAGTAGTAGTTGTATTAGAAAAATATTTAAAAAAGAAAGATGAAAATAATAAAAAACCTGTAAGACATGTAAGACATAAAAGTATAGGGTAGGTAAAAATAATTAGTTATTTTATAATTAATTATTAAAAAAAAAATAGAGATTATTATGGTAATAAATTTGAATAAAAAAAAGAATAAAAATGAGAGCAAGATTATTACTTTTCCAGCCGACAGGATAAGAGCATAAAATATATTTATTTTTTTTATTTTTACTGCATTTATGTAGTGAAAATAAAAGAAACTGAACCGTGAGATAATTATAATTATCTCACGGTTCAGTTTCTTTTATTTTCACTACATAAATGCAGTAAAAATAAAAAAAATAAATATATTTTATGCTCTTATCCTGTCGGCTGGAAAAGTAATAATCTTGCTCTCATTTTTATTCTTTTTTTTATTCAAATTTATTACCATAATAATCTCTATTTTTTTTTTAATAATTAATTATAAAATAACTAATTATTTTTACCTACCCTATACTTTTATGTCTTACATGTCTTACAGGTTTTTTATTATTTTCATCTTTCTTTTTTAAATATTTTTCTAATACAACTACTACTTCTTTATTATCAGCAACTCCATTATCATTTATATCTGTTTCTCCTCTTAAAAATTTAGAACAAAAACCTCCCATTTATTATAATATAATATAATAATATTATAATATATATGAATATTGATTGTCCTATAGAATGTATAAAAGAAATTTGTCCTGACCCTGAATGGCTGGATAAACATAATGGTTTTTTAATAACTCTTATTGGTGCATTATCAGCAGTTCTTGGTGTAGTTTTTAGTTATTGTCTTAAATCTAGATGTAAAAATATTAGATTTTGTTGTCTCTCTTGTGATAGAGATGTTATTCAAATTGAAAGACAAAATATAGAATTAAATAATAATATTGTATAATAATATACTAAATGAGTAACGAAGAAGAAATATTAGATAGTATGCCTAAAGAAGATATGGAATACTCTGTTGCATCACAACTATCATATGATTATTATGATAATAGTAACGATGCTGAAAAAATACAGAAAGCATTAGATACTTATTTGGAGAATTATACATTTGATCCTGAATACTCTAATGATAATGCTTCAACTTTTGTTAGACCTGATGGAAGTGCTATTTTAGCATTTCGTGGTACAAGACCAACTAATTTAAGTGATCTAAATGCTGATGCTTCAATTTTGGCTGGACAACATAGAACTAATACACCTCATCCAAGATTTATAGAAGCACAAAATCATTATAATTTTGTAAAAAATAAATATGATAATTTAGACCTCACGGGCCATAGTCTAGGTGGCACGATAGGAGAATATATTGGAAGAACAAATGATGAAAAAGCCGTTGTTTTTAATGCTGGCGAAACTATATTTAGTTTAACATCAATTCCAAAATCTAACACATCCAAAAGTATTGTTTATAGAACTAATACATTTGATACTGTTTCATTTGCTAATTCATTATATAGTCATGCTAATAAAATTCGTGTTGTCCCTCAAACCGATAGTTTAAATACATGGTTTGGTTCTCATAATATTACTAATTTTTTACCAAGTCAAGATATGCTTCCTTTATCTAATGAACCTGATATTATTATTCCAAGCAAAGAATTTAGTTCTTTAGAAATTATAAAAAAACCCACTGTATCACAACAACAACTGATAGAAGATATTTGTTTAAAACAACCCGATTTATTTCAATGTAAAAAAATTAAATTAAAAAATAAAAAAAATAAGTTAGTTATTTAAAAAAAAAATATTTCAATTTTATAAATAGATGCCTAATTATAGCAATTCTAAAATTTATAAATTATGGTCGCCTGAAGGTGATGAAATTTATATTGGTTCTACTACACAAACATTAAAAGAGAGAAAAAGAAAACATACTTGCAAAGATAATCATTGTAGTTCTAAAATTTTATTTCAAAAATATAATGATGTTAGAATGGATCTGTTACTTGAATGTCCTTGTGAAAATAAATTTGATTTACATAAAATTGAGAGAGAATTTATTAAAAATAATAATAATTGTGTAAATATACATATTCCTTTAAGAACGGATAAAGAATATTATCAAGATAATAAAGAAAAAATTAAAAAATATACTTTTAAAAGAAAAGAGTATAAAAAACAATATGTAAAAGACAACTACGAACATATTAAATCTGTTAAAAAAGAATATTATGAAAAAAATAAAGAAAAAATATCTAATTATAGTAAAGAATATTATATAAAAAATAAGGAACATATTGATAACCTACAAAAGATAAGAGTTATTAATAGAAGATTATTAAAAGAACAAACTAACTCGCCATCGGTGGAGCAGATGCAGTAGAAGTTTTTACTTCTTGAACTGCTTGATACATTTGACTTTCTGTTGGAGCTGTTATATTTTTACTTGTTAAATCATTTTTAACAGCATCGTATTCATTATCATCAAGTACATATTTCTCTTTTATATTTACTTGTTGTTGATTATTTGGTATTAATTGTCTTCTATTATTATTAGAAGATTTTAATT